CCGCTGAGTGAAACAGAACAGAAGAAACAGGCAGCCCGCTGTATGAACTGCGGCGTGCCCTCCTGCCAATGGGGACAGCTTCTGGAAGGGAAAGTGATCGGCTGCCCGCTGAATAATCTGGTGCCGGAATTCAATGATGCCCTGTATCATGATGAGAATGATCTGGCACTGCAGCGGCTTCTGAAGACCAATCCATTTCCGGAGTTTACCGGCCGGGTATGTCCGGCATTATGTGAGAAGGCTTGCACCTGCGGCCTGAATGGAGATCCAGTCTCGATCCGCGATAATGAATATGCCATTATTGAACGGGCATTTGCAGAAGGAAAGATGAAGCCCTTACTGCAGAGTGTTCGATCCAAAAAGAAGATTGCGGTCATCGGCTCCGGGCCTTCAGGTCTATCAGCGGCGGACTGGCTGAATAAACGCGGCCATCAGGTCAGTGTCTATGAAAACATCCGACCGAAAATGATACAATTTAACATTTCCAGAATGTGCGCATGAAAAAAGGGTGCAAGGTCGAAAATAAGGGTGCAATGTAGATGTCGGGTTATAGCCCGATTTTTTTTGAACCCAAATATTTTACAAATCACGCTGAAAGTATTTACATCTGGCAACAAGCGTGATATATTTAGAACAAATTTACAAGTAACTCCGAATGTAGATACAAAAGGAGACCTGAAATATGAAGATGGTATCTAAGTTCATACAGATAGAATTTGCTGATTCGAGCATCAAGGCAGCAGACTGTTTACGGGACATCCGCGATGCGACAGAAAGCGCATCTCTTAACCTGTACTCCAGATACAATGTTCAATTGGAAGTTCCGATGTTAATCGGAAACAATGTGGTCCTTGAGGTAAGGGTTCCCGTAGATATGGTTTCCAGTTTTGCAATTGGGAATCATTTAAGAGGTGTTTCTGCCTACCTCACTAAAAACTGTAACGGAAGATACAACAGTCACTTAGTTGGAAATCGCCTTCTGGTGTACACGGAAATTCCATCTCCTGAAGTAAAAACACAAGAAATGTCTACTGTTGATCGTCTAGAAGTGGTAAGAAAGGTCGCAAAACTTCTTGAGCGTTCAGATGAAGAAGCAATGGATTACATCAGTCAGATTCTATCCATTCTAAACGATGCAGGCCAATGAGGCATAAATATAGCAACCGCAAATAAGCAGCGGAGAAAGGATAGCAACATGGAAAATGGGATTGAAAACTTAACAATGGGAGCACCGGAATTAGCAAAGCATTCAACTGTAAATGTCAGTCTTACTGGTTGGCCAGCTGCTGTTGCCTTGATGAGCATTCCGGCAGCAGTAGTTGCTGTTTATGCTATCAAGGCATTTGCACATTGCTAAAGGAAGCGAAGCAATGAAGAAGATTACAAACAAGCAATATGAAGAATATCAGAAGTTGCTGGATGACACGAGGCATGGTCGTATGTTGACGCCAGATGGGCTGCGGCTCATTTGTTCCGCGTGCAATTATGATCCGACCGAGATCGGAAAGATAATGCTGGAGAATCTAGCCAATTTACAGGCCAAGGGTGCTGTCAGTATGCATCCCGGACAAGATGTAGATCCAGAAGCAGACAATAGTGAGGTCTGACGAAAAGAATACGTGAATTGCTGCAGAACGAATAAAAAACGTCACCTCCGGTTTTGTCGTAGGTGGCGCATTTTGTTCTATGGATATTTGGTTTCAGGCTTTGATTTCCATCCCGTTCTTGAAGTTTATCCGGATGTCATCTTTGCTGTAAACCGTGATGAAATCAACGAGGCTCTGGAATTGTACGGCGTCGAATGTTGTCACAAGGTCTTTTTGTTTGCCAAGCGTAGCCAGAAACTGCCGGATAGAAGAGCGGGCGAGTTCTTTTCTGCTGATTTCAGCTTCGGTGTCGGCGAGACTCTTTTTCGCTGCATTGAAGCGTTCTGTCAGGGTGTCATACCGCTTCTGGTATTCTGCCTGATTCTGCGGTTCCAGAGCGTTCTTCTTGATTTCCTTCTGCACCAGTTCAGCTGCGGTACTCATTTCGTCTTCATATTCTGTCCTTTTCCTTTCCAGTCCGGAAGTATCGTAAAGCGGTCCAGCGAGGATCTCGTTATAATCTGCCAGAATCGATTTCTTGTCGGCAAACAGCTTGTTGACTGCTGAGATGTATTTTCCCTTGAGTTCATCATCCGTGAGGACTGGCGTTTTGCATTTCTCACCGCCATCGTACTTATGATTACACTGCCAGATCGTCCGGCGGTATTTGTCATTGGAATGCCAGACCTTAGAGCCGTACCAGCTCCCGCACTGTCCGCATTTTACCTTGCCGGAGAAAACATGAACGCCACTGTAGCGGTTTCTACCGGGGCAGCGGCGCTTCAGTTCATCCTGGACCTGATCGAAGATCTCCGGATCAATGATTGCTTCGTGGTCCTTTTCGACATAGTACTGCGGGACCTCACCTTCATTGATTTTTGTTTTCTTGGTCAGGAAGTCGACGGTGAAGGACTTCTGCAAGAGTGCGTCACCCTTGTATTTTTCATTGGAGAGGATAGCCTTTACCGTTCCGGCATGCCATTTCTGCTTGCCACTTGGTGATGGAATATTCTCCTCCGTGAGCTTAGTGGCAATTCCGTAAGGTGTTGTGCCTTCCATAAACATCCGGTAGATCCGTTTTACAAGTTTGGCCTGTTCTTCATTGACTACCAGCTCGCCGTTAGGCCCTCGGTCGTATCCGAGGAAGCGTTTGAACGGCACGGTCACCTTTCCGTCGGCGAACCGTTTCCTCTGGCCCCAGGTGCAGTTCTCGGAAATGCTGCGGGATTCTTCCTGCGCGAGGCTTGACATGATTGTGATCAGAAGTTCTCCCTTACCGTCGAAGGTCCAGATATTCTCCTTCTCGAAATAACATTCGACGCTGTGCTCCTTCAGCTCACGGATGGTCGTAAGGCTGTCTACCGTGTTTCTTGCGAAGCGGCTGACGGACTTCGTGACGATCAGGTCGATCTTTCCGGCAAGGGCATCATCGATCATGGTGCGGAAGCCGATTCTCTTTTTCGTTCCGGTGCCGGAAATTCCCTCGTCTGTATAGACCTTGACGAATTCCCAGTCACTTCTCGATTTGATGTATTTCGTGTAGTAGTCGATCTGAGCTTCGTAGCTTGTGAACTGCTCATCATGATCGGTGGATACACGGGCATAGGCTGCGACACGGCGTTTCTTGTTCTCGCCAATCGGAGTGGCGGTAATAGGCGTCAGCGTCGCCGGGATGGTTTTTACTTTCCGCTGCTGTTCCAAAATTTCTCACTCCTTATCTGTTTCATCTTCCTGCTCATCTGAGCCTTATATTCCGGAGTCCATCTTTCCTTCATGAGCTGCCGCATGTGTTCTCTAGATTCTTCGCTGCGAGGCGTGAAGGTCTTTTCCGGAGGAGCGTATTGCGTAGTTTCGACCCGTCCGTCTTTAAAGTGAATTTCCAGAAGATCTTTGTCTTTCACATAGATCAGCGGAATCTGATTTTTGAAAAGATCCGCATCATATTCAGGAATTCCCATGACCTCGGCGATCTGCTTCTTCAGGACGTCCTCGCGTAATCCAATAGTTATGCAGCCTTTACCATGAGCTGAGCAGCGCCAGTAGTGCATTTTCGGCTTGTTCGGATTGGAAGCAGGCTGCGTGCAACGACGGAAATTACAGCCGCATGCAGTGCATTTGATTCTTCCGGAAAGCTCTGTTGTGCCTTTGGCGTAGGGATGCTCACGGCGCTTCTTTGAAGTCTCAGCCCGATATTCAGCTGTCCAACAGTCCTGATGGCCGGTATTCGGAGCAGGACGGGTGATCTTCGTTCCATCTTTTAAGAAGAATTGGAGCGTGTATTTCTCCGGCACTTCGATATGGTCAACCTTTTCAAGAAATACAGCCTCGTTAAATTCGGAAAGCCCAAGCACTTCACAGCAGGCTTTCTCGAGCGCCTTCTGGCTGATTGTGCCACCGACCGGGCACTTCTTATCGGGTTCCTGTTTTTTCTTCTTGCTGCCGCAATTCCAGTATTCCTGAGGGTGACCGTTCTTGTTGCGATGGTTGTGCATGTAGCTGAATCCACAGTATGGGCATTTTATTTTTCCAGTGAAGCAGCAGGTGTTCAAGCTCTTGTTCGCCAGAGCTCCGAGTTCCCGTCGCCGTTCCATCTCGTCCTGCACATATTTCCATGTGTCGTAGTCGATGATGGCTTCATGCGTGTTTTCAATGTAATACTGTGGAAGCTGTCCTTTGTTTTTTCGGCGTTTTTTCGTGATTGGATCCTCTACGAATTCCTTCTGCAGAAGAGTGTTACCCGTATAGGTAATATTGTTAAGGATGTGCTTTAGCTGGGAGTCTCGCATGACGTTTCCGTTCACGGAACGAATACCTTCCGCTTCAAGCTCGCGTTCTGTTTCAAGTCGGGACTTTCCGTCAAGAAAATTCTGAAAAATGCGTTTGACTACTGCGGCTTCTTCCGGGACAATCTCCAGATGATTTCCCACCCATTTATATCCGAGAATGGGCGGCTTTGCAGTCGGGATGCCTTGTTCCATCCGCTTTTTCACGCTCCACTTTTCATTCTCAGATATGGAACGCGACTCTTCCTGCGCGAAGGAAGCGAGCAGCGTGAGCATCAGTTCTCCGTCATCACTGAGGGAGCGGATGTTTTCCTTTTCAAACCGGACTTCCACGCCAATGTCTTTCAGGTGCCGGACCGTTTTCAGAAGGTCAACGGTGTTTCTCGCGAACCGACTGATGCTTTTCGTCAGTACAATGTCGATCTTTCCGGCGTCACAGTCTGCAATAAGACGCATGAACTCCGGGCGCTTTTCCGCCTTTGTCCCGCTGATGCCCTCGTCGGCGTAGATCCCGGCGAACTCCCACTGTGGATTGCTCTGGATCAGTTCGCTGTAACGGGATACCTGCGCCGAGAGGGAATGGTGCAGCCGTTCTGTTTCCATGGATACACGGCAGTAGGCAGCGACCTTTTTCCGCTCCGGCAGGACCGGTTTCATCTTTTTGATTTCTGTAATTTTCTTCATGAAATCAGCTCCTTTCCGTGTCTATTCATCACTCAGACCCGCCGATGGTATCAAGCGTTATCTGAGAATAAAGTGCCGAAAACAGGGCGGTATTTGCGGAGCAGGATTGTATCAATTTCGTCGTATTCCTTCCGGGTGATGATGCCGGATTTCAGCATGGATTTTGCTGCCGACAGGCTCGCCTGGTAGTGGCGCTCGGCTTCGCATTTTTCTTTATTCACTGGTCAGCGCCTCCTTTGAATCTCGCTTTGATGTAGCATGCGTGAGAGCAGTATTTCCGGTGTGCGTTGCCATAGGCGGAAAAGGGTCTGCCGCAGCATGCGCAGGTGAAGTCATATACCGCTTTCCGATGCACCTGGTCCAGATGGCTGTTCCACCATTCCTGACGGCAGGCACTGCTGCAGAACCGGATATGTTTTCTTCCCGGAATCTGCCGGACAGGCTTTCCGCAGTTCGGGCAGAACTCAGCGGGTTCTTCAGCGGTTTTCTGCGCCGGGACACGCTTTCCGGCGAGGCCGTTTCTGCGGCAGTAAGACTTGACGGTATTCTTGGAAAGGGAGAGGGCTTCGGCAATCGCGTCATAGCTCATTCCCTGTTCTCTCATACGGAAGATACGGGTTTTCTGTTCATCTGTCATGATGAGCACCTCCTTCATGTCTTCCGTCCTCAAAAAGACGGGCAAAACGCACCCCTTCGGATTAAAAAGTGCGTCTGCCCGTCAGAAACGTCAGTCTTTCTTATAAAATTCGCATTCGTAGCCGTCC